GAGCTGTCCGTGTACCCCGTGGGCGGCGGCGTGAACGAAGTGGTGAACATGAACATCACGATCGCTCCTTCCACCCCCATCACCTTCTCCGCAACCTAAGACATCAACAACAGCCGTATTGATAAGGAGGATTTATCATGGCAAAGCAACTTACGATCAATGACCCTACTTCCGGCGTGACCTATACGCTGGAATACACCCGCAAGTCCGTTGAGATGATGGAAAAGAGCGGCTTCGTGGCTGACGATGTTCAGCGCAAACCGATGACCATGCTCCCGGCGCTGTTCGCCGGTGCGTTTCTCGCCCATCATCGGTTCGTGAAGCGTGATGTGATCGACAACATCTACGCTCGTCTGAACCACAAGGACGAACTGATCTCCGCTCTGGTGGAGATGTATAACGAACCTCTGCTGAGTCTGCTGGACGAGCCGGAACAGCAGGAGGGCAACGAGGGAAACCTGAACTGGAAGACCGGCTGGTAAGCGACCGATCTTCCAGAAGCGAGGGGGGCGGCGGCGACCATCGCCCCGCTCCCCCTTTCGCTTACACGGCAAAGTTCTATGAGGTCTTTCCGTATTACCTCGCCATTGGCATGACCTACGAACAGTTTTGGGAGCAGGACTGCGAGTTGGTGAAGTATTACCGAAAGGCAGCGCAGATCAAGCAAGACCTGAGAAATCAAGAAGCATGGCTCCAAGGTGCTTATATCTATGAAGCTCTCATTGACGCTTCTCCTGTCTTCCGCTCTCTGGCGAAGAAGGGTACTAAGCCGGTTCCTTACCGTGACCACCCCTATGAGTTGTTCGGCAAGAAGAATACGGCGAAGCGGAAGGAGGTTCAGGAGAAGCACGATCAGCAGGCGAAAGCCTACATGGAAGCCTTTATGGTATCGGTCAATAAGAAATTTCAAGAGAAAGGTGGTGGCGTAAGTGGCTGACAATGTGGAAATTCAGGGATTAGAGTTTCAGATCGTCAATGACAGTACGCAGGCGGTCGCAGGACTCCAAAACCTGATTAACACACTCAATCGTCTGAAAACCGCTTGTAGTGGGTCTGCTACCAGCTTGGATACCACCGCAAAAGCTATTCGAGGGCTTTCCAACGCTCTAAAAGGACTTAATGCCGGAGATACCGCACAGAAAATTACTCGAATTGCAACCGCCATGCAAAGTTTGAAAAACCTGAGTGGCGTAAAGATTTCGAGTTCTCTTGCCAATCAGATTACAGCGATTGGTACAGCGGTTAAAGGTATTCAATTTACGGACGGTGACAAGCTGACTGCCCTTGCCAATGGCTTACGCCCTCTTTCCGAATTGGGTAAAGCCAATATGACCACCTTCATCAACCAGCTTTCCAAGCTGCCGAAGGTGATCGAGGATTTGGATAAGGCGGATATTGATAAATTTACGCATGAAGCCTTTTGCCGATGAAATGCAGAAGGTGTCCAATGGCTTCTCGGCGTTCCCGTCTAAAATCCAAAAGCTGATTGCCAGCACCAATCGGTATAACACTTCTGCTAACAATGCTACCACCAGCACGAAAGCGTGGAGTACGGCGTTGCAGGGCATTAAGCTGTCCAGCGTAGTTTACCTGTCCAAGCGTATCGGTACGGCGATTGCGGATTATATGTATGACGCTTCCGAGTGGGAAGGTGTCATGTACCGTTTCGGTCGTGCCTTTGGTAGTGCGGCGCAGGAAAATTATGAATGGATTAAGCGGCTGAACTCCGAAATGAAGATCAATGTCCAGCAGTTCATGCAGTATTCCTCCATCTTCGGCACCATGCTCAAAGGCTACGGCGTAGTGACCGAGAAGATGGCGATGAACTACACGGAGTTGACCTACGACATTTGGGCTGGTTACAACGACATCTACAAGTCCTTTGAAGATACCGCTATCGCTGTTCGCTCTGCTATCGCAGGCGAGGTCGAGCCTATCCGTAAGGCGGGTTTTACCATCGTTGACTCGCAGCTTAAAATCACGGCGGCGAACTACGGTATCGCTTACAGTTCTCAGAAAGCCAGCGAGGAATTGAAGTCCTACCTTCGTTACCTCACGCTGGTCGATCAGGCCAAGGCGCAGGATTTGATCGGAACGTATGCAAAAGAAATGAACACCGCAGAGGGTCTTATGCGTACTCTGAGCCAGCAAATCAAGTCTCTTTCTCAGGCGTTTGGCGCATTTCTGCTTCCCGTATTGGTAAAAGTTCTTCCCCATGTGCAGGCGTTTGTGGAATTGATCGGTGATGCGATTGCCGCCCTTGCCGCTTTCTTTGGGGTTGAAATCCAGCCAGTCGATTTCAGCAGCGGCTTGAACGCTGGGGCGAACGCTGCCGATGATATGGCTGATGGTTTGAATGACGCAAGCAGCGCCGCCAAGAAGCTGAAACAGTACACCGCAGGTTTTGACGAGTTGAATGTCTTCGACCCCAACAAGGGAAAGAGCAGTTCCAGCGGAGTGACAAGCGGCAGTTATGCCGGTATGTTCGACATCGACAAGCTATGGGACGAGAGCATTTTCGAGAACATCAATGTTCAAGTTGATGAATTGAAAGAAAAACTCAAACCCGTGCTGAAATTGGTCGGTGCAATCGGGGCGGCGTTTTTGGCATGGAAAATCGGCGCTTCTATTATGGCAAGCGTAACTGCGCTGAAAACCGCTCTTGCCGCTATTGCAGGTTCTAAAGCAGGTCAGGCAATTTTATCCAAACTCGCTGGAACCCTTGCCGCTATTGCTCTGCAATTTAATGTGGCAGGCGGAGGTGTAAAGGGGTTTCTTTCCGTTCTCGGTTTGATCGCCAAGACTGCCGCTCCTGCATTGGCAATACTCACGGTCATCATTTCGACCCTCCGAGTTTTGGTAAAGCGGTGGGACGAGATCAAAACGGCAGTCGGTAATGCGCTTGCGAAGCTGGGGGTATCCGAACGGTTAAAAACGCTGAACGAGAAACTTGACCAGCTTGGGGTAAAACTTGGCTGGGTCAACGGTTTTTGGGAGGGTCTGAAATCCACGATCAGCGCACTTATGGATTTCATCGGTGAAGTCGTTATCACGGTCATCGGCGGTACTCTAATCGGAATATTCAACGGACTGGTTTCCGTTTTAGATGGTGTAGTTACCGCCGTAACCGGAGTCGTTGACATTTTTAGATCGTTGGGGCAGTTCCTAAAGGGTGTATTTACGGGAGACATTGAACTGGTGAAGAAGTCTTTCAATACACTTGCAACGGGAATTACCGAAGTGTTTTCCGGTGTATTCAGCGGAATTGTAAATGGTCTGGCTGGATTTATTACCGGTGTGATTACCGGCATTTCCGAGCTTGGCACTACTCTGCTGGGAGATTTAATCCCCAACATCGTAACGGGGATTACGACCTTCTTTAGTACGCTCTGTACGAATATTTCCCTGTTCTTCTCTAACGCATGGACGGAAATCTGTACGCTGTGGGCTACGGCTGGCGAATGGTTTAGCGTGAATGTCATCACTCCGGTTTCCGCCTTTTTCAGCAACCTCGGAACCAACATCTCCAACTACTTCACCGCTTCGTGGACAAAAATCAAGACTCAATGGGCGGCTGTGACTGCGTGGTTCCAAACCACGGTCATCACGCCCACGCAAACCACTTTTGACGCTATGTGTACCGCTGTCGGCGGGTTCTTCACCTCCCTGTGGGAGAAGATCACAGGAGTCTTTGCAGGAGCGGGAGCGTGGTTCCAGACGAACGTAGTTGACGCTATCACCTATGGTTTCAAATACCTTGTGAATGGGGCTATCGGCCTTGTGGAAGGTATGCTGAACGGTATCATTCGGGCCTTGAATTGGGTCATTGATAAGGTCAACTCTGTTCTGAGCGTATTCGGCAGTAATGGTTTTTCGTTTTTGTCCGAAGTCAAGATTGACCGTCTGGCTGATGGTGGTTTTGTGGACGAAGGGCAGCTCTTTATCGCCCGTGAAGCCGGTGCGGAGATGGTCGGTGCGATGGGTCGCAGAACAGCGGTCGCCAACAATGACCAGATCGTTGAGGGTATCTCCGCTGGTGTGTCCATCGCCAACGATGGTGTGATCGCCGCTATCTACGCTCTGTTGAACGCTGTGGAGGACAAGGATATGTCCGTTGTCATTGGCGACAATGAGATCGGACAGTCCTATGACCGCTACAAGGAGAAGCGGGGTCGGCAAGTATCTACTGGCGTGTTCGCCAATGCCTACTAAGGAGGGCTGAGGAAATGCAGAGTTTTATCACGATCAATGGCACAAAGTTTCCTCAGCCCCGTAGGGGCTTAGAGCTGATGACCGCTACCATCGTCAATTCCGCCCGAAACGCCAACGCTGTTGTCGTGGGGCAAAAGGTCGGCAGAGATCAACAGAAACTCAACAACCTCTTTTGGGGCTACCTGACAGCGGAACAATGGTCTGCCATGTTGCAGATTTTTGACAAGAACTTCTATGTGATGGTCACTTATCCCGATATGGTGAACAACCGCTGGACAACTCGAAAGATGTACCCCGGCGACCGCACGGCGACCCCGTACCATCTTGACCCGAACACAGGTCTTCCTGCGGACTACATCAACTGCAAGGTCAACATCGTTGACTGCGGCGAACCGTTCTAAGGAGGTGTAGCCGTGAAACAGGTAAGCAACGCTTACAAGCTGTCGATGAAGTCCATGCTCCGTGACCAGTCCTTCGTAGAGATCACCTTCTCTCAGGTGGATACGGCGGCGGCAACGGACGGAGATTGGGTCAGCAACGGGGCGCAAAGCTACTCCGAGTTCGACACGCTGGACTACGGATATGACTATCAGGAGTCCTACGCCGCCTTGGAATTGAACCGCTGGGCGCTGGACGGTAACACAGTCATTGTTCCTTCTTCCGGGACGATGTATGACGGTTTCATTTCGAGTCTCATGAGTAATGCTGAGGGCAAGTTCACCACCCCTGCGGTGCTGACCCGTGCTTTCAGCAATCCTCATACCTTCCCCGGTATCACCTTGACTTTCGATACTCGGTATCAGGAATGGCCTGAAACCGTGACGGTGGATTTCTACCTGAACGGCGAAGTGTTGGAAAGCCTGACGGTTCCCGTGACGGGGACGGAGGTAATCGTTGATACGAAGGTCGCTTCCTGTGACAAGATTGTGTTGACGATGGGAAACACCCTCCCGTACCGCCGCTCCCGCTTGCAACAGGTTCTATACGGCGTTCAGAAGAAGTTCGGCAACGATGACATTGTTTCTACGAAGCAGTCTCACGATGTTGACCCTCTCTCCCGCAGACTGCCGCAGGAAACCATGCAGTTCGTCCTTTTGGACTACGAACACAATTATGACCCTGACAACCCCAAGGGCATTTACGCCTACTTGGATAAGAAGTCTCCCGTGTCTATTCGGTTCGGCTATATGCTCCCGACCGGCAAGGTCGAATGGCTGAAAGCCGACAAGTATGTGCTGAACAGCAAACCGAAAGCCGCTAAAAATCAGACCACCTTCACAGGTACGGGTCTGGTCGGCAGTCTGACGGGAACCTTCTACAAGAGCAAACTCGGTTCCAAGAACTTCTATGACATGGCAGAGGAAGTGCTTCTGGACGCAAACCTGACGCTGACGGAACAGGGGACGCACCCGTGGGTGATCGACCCGACCTTGAAGCAGATGTTCACCACGGCGGCGCTTCCCATCGACACACACATGAACTGCCTGCAACTGATCGCTCACGCCTGCCGCTGCCGCCTGTTCACAGACGATGACAATATCATTCACATCAAGCCCTTCGGCGTGACCGTGGTTGGTATTTACAGCGGCGTATGGGTGGATAACGGTCATCTGTGGTACAGCGAATGGGACACCGTTGACCGTGGCAACAAGGTCGGCAACACCTATGCCGCTCTGGAACTGAACCGCTGGACGCTGGACGGTGGAGATCAGGTCATCATCGAAGATACCGACCCCTCTGGTCGAGGATTTATCAGCGAAGCGATGACTGCGGCAGATGGCACCTATACCACAAAGCCGACCTTCACCAAGACCTTTGATGTTTCTCATGATCTTCCCGTGCTGGCTTTCCGCTTCGATACCCCGCTGGCTGAGTACCCCACCTCTATTCAGGTGAAGTATTACGCCGGGACGAAGCTGCTGGACACGCAGACCGTGACGGGTATCACTTCGGCTGAGGTGTTCGTCAACAGCGAAGCAGCGATTGATTGCACCAAGATCGAGGTCACGATGAACGGTGGTCTGCCATACCGCCGTATGCGGGTGAGCAAGCTCTACTACCGTGAAACGGACTTCACGCTGGACTTTGACTCGATCTCTCAGGACTCGCAGTCCATTACGAAGATCGACCAACTCAAAGCGGTGTCTGTCGCCAAGTATGCGTACACGGCGGCAAACGACACCACCAAACTATTCGAGGGAACGACCACCGAAACTCAGCTTCATGTTGAGTTCTCTGGTCTTGCACAAGATGTTTCTATCTCTGTTTCTGGCGGAACGCTGGTGTCTTCCAGCATTTACGCCAGAGCTGCGGATTTGGTGTTATCCTCCGGCACCAAAACCGTAGTCATTACCGGCAAAACTCTGTCTGAGAACTCGGTGGTCGTTTCCTATCCCGTGGCTCTCGATGGAGAAATCGACAAGGAGGAAAATCCCCTTATCACCAACGATACGATGTGCGCCGCCCTTGCCGATCAGGTGACAAAGTATCTGCAAATGCGGAATACCTATCAGGCAAGCTACCGTGGCAACCCTGAGTTGGAAGTGGGCGATGTGATTGGCTTGCAGACGCTCTACACCGATGAAATGGACGCATTGATCTTGGTGGACGAGATCACATTTAACGGCTCTCTGAGCGGAAAGTTGAAGGTGAAAGGTCTGATATGAGAGTAGTTGATTTAACAGGTCAGCGTTTTGGAAAACTCACTGTAATTTGCCGAGCAGGAAGTAATAAATTCGGTAAAGCTCAATGGGAATGTGTCTGCGATTGTGGGAAAACACACATCGCCGTAACACAGACCTTACGGAAGGGTGAGGTAACAAGCTGCGGTTGTGAGCATATTGCTTCTGCCAAACGAACAGGCCATAAGAACAGAGTTCACGGGCAGTCCCCTCACGGGTTGTATGTGACTTGGCGAGATATGCTATCCCGTTGCCAAAACCCAAAGCACAAAAGCTATCACAATTATGGCGGCAGAGGGATAAAAGTCTGTTCCGAGTGGGCTACCAGTTTTGAACGATTTGCAGAGTGGGCGATTTCTGCTGGTTGGAGAGAGGGACTAACCATTGACCGGATTGAAGTCAATGGGGATTACACTCCAGATAATTGCAAATGGTCTACTCGGAAAGAACAGGCGCAAAACCGCCGTACTTGCCGCTGGTATAAACAGGAGGTGTCGGCGTGAGTATTATCAATGAATTAGTCTACGACCGCACACAGGCCGATGTGGACAGGGTTTTCACCCTGAAAAACAAAATCCTCACGGAAGGGCTTTCGAGCCTTTCCGCTGAGGAAAAGGCCGAGTACATGGCTGGCATGAAGGGTGCCTACAATTACGGGGACATGAACCGTGTGGGACAGGCGGTAGCGTATATCGCCAACCGCATGACTTCTCTCCCCGGTCAGTTGGCGGCATACCGAGCGGAGAAAGGAGTCGATGATGACCCGATCTACGAAGTTCCGTATGACCCTTCTACGGTGGTGGTTGCGGCGAAGACGAATTGGGCGATGGGTGATACGCCCACCCAATCTCTCGTGAAAGCCTACTTGAACAACCTGACGGTTCTCCGCAAGCAGCTCACGCTTCCTTCGGACGCACCGCTTGTTCCGAGCAGTCTGGACAATCTCACTTTTTCCACGGCAAACGATATTGAATATCTCCTGTATGTCATCGACACAACGCTGACTGAGGTGGAAACCGAGTTGTATTCCAAGATCGACCACACGGTTGACGCTTTCGCCTATGTTGGTCTGTATAACTGCGGAGAGTAAGGAGGAAATTGCATGAAAGATACTGTCATCAAGGGCAACGGTAAGTCCCGCTCCATCAAGGCTCCTACCGATATGCCCGAAACCTTTGAGGAATGGCGCACACAGCTTCTCGCTGGCACCGCCACCCTCGACATTGGCCTGAACGCCGCAGGCTGTGATGTGGTCGGCACCGCCTTGACCAAGGCAAATATGCTGTCCGACACCACGAAGTCGGCTCTGGAACTGACCGGTAGTGACCCCACGGTGAATGACGCTCTGTACGCCCTAAGCCAGAAGGGTTCTCCCGCTGAGGTTCGTGTCTACGGTGATACCGGCACAACCGTCACCATGACCAGAGGTAGTAAGACCCTGACTGGCACGGTCGCTTCCACTGGCTACGCCACCCTGTACCCGACCGAGTTGGGTGACTGGACTATCGTGTTCACCTACAATGGCTCTCAGAAGACTAAGGTTTACACGCTGGAAGTCATCGGTATCGTGTATGTCTACCCCTTTGTGGTCGGCGCTACGCTGGAAGCTACCACTTGGGACAACATCGCCGTTGTTTCCAAGTTCGGTCAGGCTCAAAACTACTGGAAGGTCGGTGACAGAAAGAATATCACCGTCAATGGTGTGACCTATGCGGCGCAGATCATCGGCTTCGACCATGATACGCTGACCACCGCAGACGGAACCCGCACCAAGGCGGGTATCACCTTCCAGTTGGTTGACTGCATGGCGACCACCTATCCCATGAACAGTTCCAACACCAATGTGAACGGCTGGCGTGGTTCCGCTATGCGTACCTCTACGATGGCGACCCTGCTGAACCAGCTCTCGACCGATCTGAAAAATGTGTTGAAGTTCGTGAACAAGGTGTCCAGCGTTGGCAACAACAGTTCCGGTCTGGAAACCACTTCCGACAAGCTGTTCCTGCTGTCTGAGATCGAGATTTTTGGCGCTACTCAGTATTCTTACGCTGGTGAGGGTAAGCAGTACGAGTATTACGCCGCAGGCAACAGCACCATCAAGAAGGTCGGTAGTTCTGCGTACTACTGGTGGGAGCGTTCTCCTAATTCTGGCAACACCGACTATTTCTGTAATGTCTACAGCGGCGGCGGCGCCGCCAATGGCAACGCCAGCTACTCTCGTGGCGTGTCCTTCGGCTTCTGCGTTTAATCCCCGATTTCATCAACACCAATCCCGCCCCGTCAGGGGCGGTGTAAGAAAGGAATGTTGGCGTGTCAGTCATCAAAGCTATGCGTGGCGAAAGTGCCATGCAATTCATCGAAACCGCCAGACGGTTAGAACTTCATGCGTTTTCCGTTTGCACCAAGGCTCCTAAGAGATACGCACCTCTGCTGACGAATCGTATCTTTGAGTTGGCTTCCACGGTTCACGAGGAAGTCCGAGCAGCGAACAACATCTTCCCGCACAACCAGCATGAAGCACAAATGCGCCGAGATCATCTGATTAACGCCAACATCGCCCTTCAAAACCTCAGCCCAAAGCTGACTTTACTCTATGACGCTATTCTCCAAAATCCTGAAAAGTGTCCGTGGATTGACCACGCCATGAAGGAGTTCGGAGAGTACATCACGGACGAAGCACAGCTTATCTCCAAGGTTCGGAAAGCCGATCATGAGAGGTATAAAGACCTTCCTGCGTGAGTTTTTCATTGGGTCAAGCCCTGTAACTGTTAGTCGTTTCTGCGAACAACTGGTGGGAGCGTTCTCCTAATTCTGGCAACACCAACAATTTCTGTAATGTCAACAGCAACGGCAACGCCAACAATAACAACGCCAGCAACTCTAATGGCGTGTCCTTCGGACTCTGCAACTTCGCACAGGTCAGTCGTAGTAACCCCTTTGGGTGAAATCAGTACCTTTTGCAGAGGGAGGGCTTGTTCCCGGCTACCAAGCCAAAACACCCCGACCGATGTAGTCAGCCGGACGCTGCTTGCATGGTGAGTGATTGTACGGTAACTCATTTCATGGCTGGTACTACACGCAGTTAGAACCCGTACCCAACAATAAGACTGTACGGAGGGGAACCATTTCTATGTCAAGTGAAGAACGGAGAGAAGCCCGTTATCAACGCAGAAAAGCCAAGCGGGACGAAGCTCGTCTGCGGCGAAGCATGAACTGTGGTGATTTCGATGAAGTCTTTTCGTTCAGACACCTCTACCTTTCTGGAAAGAAATGCTGTAAGGGTGTCTACTGGAAAAACTCAACGCAACGCTATATCGGCAATCTTATTCCGATTATCGCAAGAACCCATCGTGAACTTCAAAACGGCACCTTCAAGCACCGTGGTTTCCACGCTTTTTCCATTATAGAGCGAGGGAAGAAGCGGTACATTCGGTCAGTCCATATCACGGAAAGAGCAGTTCAAAAGTGTCTGTGTGACTACTGTTTGGTTCCAATCTATTCCGCTTGTTTCATCTACGACAACTCAGCCAGTTTGAAACACCGAGGTATGGACTTCGCCATGCGCCGTATGACCTGTTACCTCCAACGGCATTTCAGGAAATACGGACTGGAAGGAGGTGTTCTGCTTTACGATTTTCACAGCTTCTTTGACTCGGCACCGCATGAACCGCTGTTCCGGGAAGCCGACCGCAGGCTCCATGACCCAAAAATCAGGGCGCTTGCGAACAGCTTTGTCACGGACTTCGGTTCTGTGGGCTTGGGTCTTGGCAGTCAGGTATCTCAGACGAACGCCCTCATGCTTCCCAACATGATCGACCACTACTTCAAAGAGGTCTGCCGTATCAAAGGCTACGAGCGATACATGGACGATGGTGTGGCAATTAGCCCTGACATTGATGACCTGTACCTCTGTCTGGAAGGATTGAAGATCATCTGTGAGAAGTGTGGTCTGGAATTGAACTTGAAGAAGACACGGGTTGTTCCTCTCAGAGATTATTACCGCTGGCTGAAAACAAGGTTCATCATCACACCGACCGGCAAGGTCGTTCGGAAGATGAACCGGGACTCCACGAAAATTATTCGCCACAAACTCCGAGCTTTCCGAGGAAAACTCGACCGGGGCGAGATGACCTTGGCTGACATTCGGTGTTCGGTGGACTCTTACAACGGTCACATGAAGCGAGGTCACAGCTTCAAGGTGCGGCAGCGCACCAATCAATATTTCAAATCATTGTACGGGTTCTACCCGAACAAGAAAGGTTGGGAGACTCATGTTTAAGATCATCAAAGATACTACAGTTCTTGGCACAGTCACGACCCCTACATGGGTCAAAATGCAGGACAACAGTTCTTTCGCTCTGTGCAGCGAAGAAGACGCTCACGGCGTTGTCGTGAACGGAACCGTTTATCATGTATCCGGCAAGCCCGATCTGCCGGGTCATGACACGGCGGTTGTTGCCTACATTGACGAGATTGCCTACCAGCAGGAACAGACAGCGGCGCAGGAGGTCAAGCAGCTTCAAATGGACACCGCTTTGGCAGAACTGTCCATTCTAATCGCAAGTGCGATGACCCCTACGGCTGAATAACAGGAGGTGTGAAAATGTTTAACAAGGATAGCGGTTTAGTACAGGTGTGGGTAAACCTGATTAAGCAGGGAACCTATACAATCGAGCAAGTTCCCAATCTGAGTAATCTCCGTGAGGTGGTTGCTTCTGTGCTGGAAGGAGGTGAGGGCGAATGAAGTTCACGAAAGATAGCGGTCTGGTCAAAACTTGGGTCAGTCTGGTGCTGTGCGGTGTGTTCACGGTCGATCAGGTTCCTAACCTGTTTAACCTGAAAACCGTGGTCAGCGAGATCGTCAACAGTCTGGTGTAAACAGGAGGAAACGGGGAAATGGAAGCAATCATTGTCGCACTCGTTTCCGGGGCTGTCACCCTTTGTGGGGTGTTGATCGCCAACTCAAAAAGTCAGGCCGTCATGGAAACCAAGCTGAACGAACTGACCCGTGAGGTGCGGGAACACAATAACTTCGCAAAGCGTATGCCCGTGGTCGAGGAACAGATCAAGGTCATCAATCACAGAATTTCCGATTTGGAAACCGCCCAAAAGGGTGCTTGACCCGAAATCAAGGTGAGTTAGGTGAGTAATCGGGTCAAAATCCCTATAACTTCTTCTTAGTATGCGCGTATAAGAGGGAGTTTATAGGAAAAACGCCCGATTACTCACCTAAGTCACCTAAATTAAAAATTGGAGGTAAGAAATTATGCTTGAAACTATTTTGCACAACCTGACGAACATCGGCTGGGCTATGCTGATTTTCCTCTGTGCCTACCTTTCCAATGTGGCTTTTTCGATGTATTACAACATCAAAATCCTGTTGCAGCCCTTTGACAAGCAGAAGATCATCAACTCCGGCTTGAAGATTGCCGTGTTCATCATTGGTCTGACCCTGCTGTGTCTGGCGGTCACTACGCTGCCCCTATTTGCCAGCATGATCGGGTGGGAAATCCCGGCTGAGTACACCGACATTTTCAGCGACCTCGTAATTATTGGTGCGGTACTGATGGTGTCCTGCAAGTACATTGTGGAAGCATTTACGAAGTTTAAGGCAATTTTGGACTCTACGAAGGAGGACAAGACCTATGATGAAATCAAGTGAACTGGTCGCCAAGGTCGTTGACATCGCCAAGCACTACAAGACTCTGTATGTTATGGGGTGCTTCGGTGCGCCGATGACAGCGACCAATAAGACCCGCTACACCAAGAACCACACCTACAACATGGCGGCGGCTCGTACCGCTATGATTATGGCGGCGACCCCTGACACCTTTGGCTTTGACTGCGTGAACCTTATCAAAGCCGTTCTGTGGGGTTGGACAGGGGATAAGACCAAAGCCTACGGTGGTGCCAAGTACGCCGTAAACGGTGTTCCTGACATCGGTGCTGACACCATGATTACGAAGTGTAAGGACGCTTCCGCTTCTGGCTGGGACAATCTCGACCCCGGCGAGGTGGTGTGGACTACGGGTCACATCGGTGTATATATCGGCAACGGCCTTGCGGTCGAGTGTTCCCCTCGCTGGGAGAACAATGTGCAGATCACCGCTGTCGGTAACATCGGTGCCAAGAACGGCTACAACACCCGTATGTGGAAGAAGCACGGACACCTTCCGTATGTGACCTATGAGAAGACCGTGACTCCCACTCAGCCCGAAACGGTCAAGCCTGCCCCCGTCACCGAGGTTAAGGCAAAGGGCGTTGCTCGGTCTTTCAACAAGGCTGTGGCGGGTGCCTACACCGTGACCGCTGGCTCTGGTCTGAATGTCCGTGACGCTGCCGGGACGGACAGTAAAGTGCTGGTGGTTATCCCCAAGGGAACCACCGTCAGGAACTACGGCTACTACACCGTTGTAAACGGCGTTAAATGGCTCTATGTGGCGTTCTCGTGCAAGAGGGTAAATTATACTGGCTTCGTGTCAGAACGCTTCCTGAGCCGCTGAGAGGGCTTCCTATGGGTGGTAAGCGAACGCAGTCTAAGCCGAAGCCAAAAATGAAGCGGCGTACCAAGTTTGCAATCCTCGCAGTCTTCAATCTGACTTGGTATGCGATTGCTGTTCTTGTCCTCTCGGCGTATGACAAGGTGGTGCCGGACAGTCTGACTAAGGCATGGTTTATGGCTTGGACGGTCGAGCTTGCCCTTCTGTTCGGTATCAAGGTCAAGAGTTCAAAAGAAACCTCAGACGAGGACGCTCAGGGGTGAGAAAATGCAAGTGTTGAAGGAAATCACGCTCGACAAGGTTATCAATCTCTATGAGGGCATTGTTGTTCACGATAAACAGCAGCTCATTGAATGGGACGCTCACCGCCGTACTCCGATCTATGATTTGAAGAAGCGGACGCTGGCTCAGGATAAGATGATCTTGGGTGCGCTGAAATGTGCCAGAGCAAACGGATACTCCGGCGAAGAATGAGAAAAAGACACTCCCTGTCGATTAAGACAAGGAGTGTCTTTTGGTTTGGACGAAGACCGTACCCCACACAATGTAGGGTTCGGATATGCGTCCAATGGTGGACGATAGACCCTCTAATCCGAACTCTCGACCACCACTATCAACCCTGAAAGTTTTAGTTTTGCAAGAGGTGAGATTATATGCGGTAGTAATCCTGTACCCGTCAGGCTCGTCCCATACAGTTACGGAGTTCACCAGCAAATCTATAAGCTGTCGTTTGAAATTGTCATCGGCCATATCCCCGTTTTTGAACTGATAGAGCCAACCTGTAATCTGTTTTCGGTCGATCTGATAGAACAGTTTATTTTCTTCGGCTATTTGCTTTAAGACACCCTTTTTTTCTTTTTCCAAATCCGTGAGCCGGTTCAAGAGGGTGTCGGAAGCCACACCTTTTTCGATGGCCTTAGTGATGTTGGATATGCCTTGCTCAATTTCTTTTTGCCGTGCAGTCAATGCCGGAATACGGGTAGTTTCTTTCATGTCCTGTTCGGATTGAATCAGAGCCATATCGGCCATTTCTTCAATAGCGTCATCTGTCAATAGGCTTAAAGCATCCTGAGCAACGATGGTTTCAATCCATTCTTTTCTCAGAGGTCGCTTATCACAGCCCTGTTTCCTTTTCCGACTGTAACAAGAATAATAGTTATGGACGGTTCCTGTCTTACTGGTTCCGCTTTCACCATTCATAGAAGCCCCACAATGCCCGCAGAACAGCTTTCCAGACAGAAGGTAATCTACCTTAGCCTTGCCCCTTGCCGGGGCTTCTGCGACCTTAGAAAGCCGTTTCTGTACCGTGTCGAACAGTTCTTTGTCGATGATGGTCGGAACGGTATCCTCCATAGTGATTTCCTTGTAGGTGCAAGTGCCAATATAACGGGTGTTTCGGAACATGGATTTGAAAGAACTGCGGTTAAACTCCGCACCTTTGGCGGTGCGATAGCCTTTCAAATTGAACAACCGGCAAATATCGGCAATGCTTTCTCCGTTGGCGTAGCGTTCAAATGCTTCCTGTACGATAGGGGCGGTTGCGGGGTTGATAACCAGCCTGTGATTTTCGATTTTATAGCCCAAGGGGACATGACCGCCGATAGAATGACCCTTTAAGGCGGACTCTCTCATGCCACGGGTAATTTTCTGGCTGAGGTCTGCTGAATAATATTCCGCAATTCCTTCAAGCACAGACTCCAAGATGATACCTTCCGGGGTGTTGGAGATTGCTTCCGTGGCAGACTCTACCCGAACACCGTTCTTCCGCAGCCGCATTTTGAATACGGCGCTGTCTTCTCTGTTTCTGGCAAAGCGGTCGAGCTTCCACACAATGACCAGTTCCCATAGGCCGTGTTTGCTGTCAGAAATCATCTGTTGAAACTGGACACGCTTCTCAATATCCTTTCGAGCGGTCGTTGCACGGTCAATGTAGATGGCGGTAATGCGGTATTCTTTCCGTTTACAATATGCAATACAGTCTCGAAGTTGCCCCTCAATGGATTGCTCGGATTGCCGATCAGAACTGAACCGCAGATAGAGAGTCACATCAATATTACCTCGAACCAGCGTGGTAGGGTCATCAACAAACTGTTGCTGTTCCTCGGCTGTGAGCATGGATAGATCGAGGGGTAGTTTTTTGGTTTTCATAGCAGCTTTCTCACCTCTGACAAGTCAACTAATTTCTCAGACAGCAGACTCTTTAGACGAGTCTGTTTTTTCTTTTTCTGCTTTCTTTTTTAACTCCATGCACAGAGCGATAACTTCAAACTTATCCAACTCCGCAATACTTCTGAACACTTCAAGTAGCGTGCGCTCTTGCGAGGTTATTTCACTTCGTTTTCCCGTTAGGAAATATTCTAAATTAACATCAAAATGTAAGGCCACTCCGTATAACTTATCCACTTTTGGAAATGAGGTTGTCCACGATTTGATGGTGCCGTTTCCCAATCCTGATGCTTTTTCAACATCGGAAATAGCTTCATTTCGTTCATCTGCCAACACTTTTACATAGTCATAGACGGACATAGAAATCCTCCTTCAAAATATTTTAGGAAGTTTTCTAAAACCCTATTGACATTTAGGAAGTTTCCGATTATACTCTCCTTGTAAGCAACAACAACAAGTCAATAGGCAATAGAAATCCAGCCCCCTACCGTTTACTTTTTTTCGGCGGGAGTGAGCCAATGGTATTTGATTGGTGACGCACTCAGTATAGCATTGGATAATTTCAAAGTCAACAAGATTGTTGTTGTTGCTTACAGAACATCGAAAGGAGGTAAGCAGAATGGAAGATCGTAAGTCCCTCCACGACCGTCTGCGGGAAAACAACCTGAGTTTTGTTTGGCTGATTGCCACTCTTGACCGAGTTGGTATTCACACGGACAAGTCCGAAATGTCCTCAGCGGTGCGTGGAACAATCTCCGGTGAAAAGGCAAAGACCATCGTTGACAAGTCTCATGCAATTCTGGACGAGTATGAAAACTTTATTCGTTCTGTGCGGGTATGAGCGTCTTTACGCCGGAGGTTCAGCCGCAGGCACGGGTGTTGTGCCGCTCGTTGGCTCGGATTGTTCAAGAGTATTACCGTGACCCGCAGCACCGAGCGGAGTTTGAGAAATGGCACTTGGAGAAGTACGGAGAGCCTTATCAATGGGTTCCTGTGAATGGAGGAAACGACAATGAGGAAGTTTAGAAAAGTTTTTGGAACCCTCGCATTTCTCTCATTTTTCTACATTCTCGGCGTTGTCGGTGCTGTGGAGCAGGATACGATGGCTCTCGGCGCAGGCGTGGTTCGTATGGGTATCGGCCTTGGCTGTTTTTGGCTGTTCTGTGAACTGTCCGGGGCGTTTGAGCCTATCCCTCCGAGAAAAAGAAAGAGCCGCTGACGGAACTGGTACTTCCATCAACGGCAAGCGAAAATGCTCACTCTGATTATATCAGAACCTATCATTTTGTAAAGGAGAACTTTATGAATAGCACGATTGCGAAACTCGCTGACGAGTTCGAGAAGATGGAGAAGACCATCGCTTCTCAGAAAAAGATGATTGAAACCCTCATGCCTACGGGCTATGCCGATACCGATACCGTCAAACTCCACCTCAATTCCGTGTATGGGGTCATGTTCGGCGGTCGCCCCTCCCCGAAGCGCCGTAAGCTGGAGGATTGTTCTTGGGACGAGATCAATATGTATTCCTCCTTCGGCCTTGCCGACAAGGTGTTCGAGATCGGTGACACCAAGAAGTTCCGTCTGGCTGATGGTTCCTACCTGACCGCTCGTATCATCGGCTTCAACCATGATTATGCCGAGGACGGTACTCTGACCCATATCACCTTTGAAACCGTGGAAACCCTTGACGGTGACATTCCCATGAACGAGAAGTCTACCAACGAGGGTGGCTGGGACGCTTCCTATCTCCGTTCCAAACTCAACGGCAACTTCTTCAAGAACCAGCTTCCCGCTGATCTGAAAGCAGTCATCAAGCCCGTGGTGAAGATTACCGCCAAGAGCGGCAAGAACGAAATGCTGGTTCCCTCTGTTGACAAGCTGTTCGTTCTTTCCGAGCAGGAAGTCTTCGGTCGTAAGATTTATTCCTGCGGTGACGAGGGCAGATGGTACGACTGGTACAAGAAGGAAAACACGCCCTACGGCAAATGCAAGCAGAATGGTGAGAAGGATTGGAGGTGGGAGCGTTCTCCTTTTTCTGGCGACACCAACTATTTCTGTCGTGTCCACAGCAGCGGCGGCGCCAACATTAACGCCGCCAGCTTCTCTCATGGCGTGTCCTTCGGCTTCTGCGTTTGATCGAGTATCCCGTAAATCCCGCCCCGTCAGGGGCGGTGAAAGGAGTGAAAACATGAATGTCAATCGCAAGGTCGGTAACGGCTTTGAAAAAGACCTCTGCCGTGATTTGGCGAAATGTGGTTTTTGGGCGCACAACCTCGCTCAGAACAGTCAGGGTCAGCCCTTCGATGTGATTGCTGCCCGGAATGGTGTCAGCTATCCCATTGACTGTAAGGACTGTGCCAAGGACATTTTCAAGATGGAGCGTATTGAGGAAAACCAGTTTTCCGCCATGTCGCTCTGGAAGGAAACAGGAAACGGCGAGGGCTGGTTTGCTCTCCGAATGATGAACGGTGCGGTGTACTTCCTCTCCTTCACCTTTCTCCGTGAACTGTCCTTCTTGAAGACCGTTCTCTCTGCTTCTGAGATCAGGGAGGTCGGTATCCCGCTTGGAGAGTGGGTGTCCAAATGCAAATAAGAGACTACTCACTATATCGACATACTTTCCCGAACGGGAAAATGTATATCGGTATCACGAAGAAAACCCCAATTTGCCGCCGATGGCAGAATGGGAAGGGCTACTGTCACCAGCCGAAAATGGCTCATGCTATTGCAAAATACGGTTGGACTAATGTTCAGCACGATGTTCTTCTGATTGGTTTAACTGAGCAGGAAGCAAAGTTTTGGGAGCAGTTTTATATCAGGCAGTTCAATACCGTGGAGAACGGTTACAACATCACTTTTGGCGGGGATGGCCTGACTGGTATAAAGCTGTCAGAAGAAACAAAGCGAAAGATTGGAGAAGCCAATCGGCAGAAGAATTATCACGGCAACCCCGAAGCTCTCAGGGGGTATGTTTCTCGGCATGGCGTATGGAACAAGGGTAAACCATTGGCGGGTGAACATCTAAGAAAAATTACCGAAGAACGGCAGCGGCGTTGCAATAAGTCCATTTTGGCTTGTGACCCGCATACCCACGAGGTTGTATCGACCTTTGTAAGCTGTACAGCAGCGGCAAAGTTTTTCGGGGTATCTAAAGAGGTTATTTCTCGGTGCGCTCACGGTGGCAGAAAGACCGCTGCTGGTTATGAGTGGAGGTACGCAAATGCGAGTGTATAATCAACTGCGTGTCTCCAAATACGAGTACGAATATCCGCTTATTGAGAAGTGGTGTAAGGAAAACCTCGTTCTCCCAAACCCTGACTACGCAAAGAAAGTTCGTATGGGGTTCTGGCTCGGTAATACACCGAAAACCCTCAGTCTGTACGAGATTGACGGTGACGATCTGGTTCTTCCGTATGGTTGCTTCAACGAAATCCTGCGGCTTTGTCCTCTGATGGCTGAGGTCAGAATGGATTTTGTTGAGCATGAGCGAATTGACTACGGCTGTACACTTCCACTTTATGACTACCAGCAAAAGGCGTTGAACGCTCTGGCGGAGTACGGAAAAGGTATTCTACAAAGCCCTGCCGGTTCCGGGAAAACTCAAATCGGTATTGCAACAGCGGTAGCCCTCGGAGCAAGAACCCTTTGGTTATGCCACACTCTCGATCTTGTAAAACAGAGTAAGAACCGAGCAGAGCAGTACATGAGTCCTTCTCTGACCGGCACAATCACCGAGGGCAGAGTTCAAATTGGTAAGGCAATCACCTTTGCCACGGTGCAGACCATGTGCAACCTCGATCTGAGCCAGTACCGTGATGTTTGGGATTGTATCATCGTGGACGAGTGCCACCGTGTAGCCGGAACCCCGACCGCTATGACGCAGTTCTCGAAGGTGCTGAACGCTCTGGCAGCTCGTCACAAGTACGGCCTGTCCGCCACGGTTCACAGGGCAGACGGTATGATTGCCGCCACCTATGCCCTGTTGGGTGGGATTGCCTATCAGGTGCCAGACGCAGCGGTGAAAGACAAGATTATGACCGTCAGCGTTTTACCCCGTGCCACCCATCAAGGACTCAGCCGTGAGTTTTTGGACACGGACGGTACAATCATCTACGCCAAGCTGGTCAATTTCCTCGCTGACCGTTATCCCCGAAATAACCTGATTGCCGCTGACCTCGTGGCAAATCGAGATCACTATAATCTCATTCTCTCCGACCGGCTGACGCATTTGGAAACCCTGATGAACCGTCTCCCGCCCGACCTGAGAAAGCAGGCGGCGATGATTGATGGGAAGATGACCTCCAAGAAAGCTAAGGCTCTCCGGGAGCAGGCCATTGAGGAAATGCGGCAGGGACGCAAGCGGTATCTGTTCGCCACCTACTCGCTGGCAAAAGAGGGCTTGGATATTCCCCGGCTCGACCGCTTGTACCTGACCACGCCGCAGAAGGACTATGCTGTGATTACTCAGAGCATTGGTCGTATCGCTCGTACCTTTGAGGGCAAGGGAGAACCTATCGCCTATGATTATGTGGACGATGGTATCCAGTACCTCGTGCGAAGCTACAAGAAGCGGTGTACCACCTACCGGAAAGCGGGGTGCAAGTTCCTTGAACCTTGAACCATTCATTTTCGACTGCGAGGTGTTTGCCTACGATTGGCTTTTCGTTTTCAAGAATAAGGTCACGAAGGAATACACCGTCATCTGGAATGACAATGAAGCGGTCGAACAGTTCATGACCCAAGAACCCTTACTGGCGGGGTTCAACAATAAGCACTATGACCAATTCATTCTGAAAGCGGTTCTTTCAGGCTTCACACCGGAGGAAATCAAGGCGGTCAACGATTTCATCATTGTTGGAGGTCACGAGGGTTGGGAATACGCCCCTCTCCGTGACTGCGGGATTTTCTTCGACCAATATGACCTGATGGACGATTGCCAGATGGGTTTGTCCCTGAAAGCAATCGAAGCCCACCTCGGAATGGACATTCGAGAAACCACCGTGTCGTTCAACATCAATCGCCCTCTGACCGAGGACGAGAAGCGAGAGGTCGAGTTTTACTGCCGACATGATGTTGACGCAACCGACAGGCTGGACGATCTTCGCCAAGGCTACCTGTCCAGCAAACTCACGCTGGGTCGTGAAAAGGGGCTGTATCCCGCAAAAGCCCTCTACATGACCAACGCCAAGTTGACCGCCGCTTACCTTGACGCACAGCAGAAACCGCACTATGACGAGCGGGAATACCAGTATCCCCCGAAGCTGCTTCGTCAGTACATTCCGCAGGAAGTGTTCGACTTCTTTGAACGGTTGAAAGACAAGAGTATTCCTGACGAAGTGGTGTTCAAGGAAAAACTCGATCTGATGGTCGGTGGTTGCCCTTGCACCATCGCCTACGGCGGTATCCACGGAGCTATCCCGTGTTACCGAGAGGAAGCCACGGAAACCCGCTCTATCCGCAACAAAGATGTTGCCAGCTACTACCCACACCAGATGACCTTGAACGGATATTGCAGCCGGAATATTCCCTCTCCCGATGTGTACGCCGCCACCATTGAGCGGCGTGTCAAGGCAAAGAGAGCTGGCGACAAGGCTACGGCAAACGCTTTGAAGCTGGTGTTGAACACCACTTACGGAGCCATGCTGAACCGTTACAACGACCTGTACGACCCGCTCATGGGGCGCTCGGTCTGTATCTCAGGTCAGTTGCAGTTGCTCGAAATGGCGGAACATCTGGTTCAGGATTGTCCCACTTTGAAAATCATTCAGCTCAACACCGATGGTATCATGGTCAGCCTTGATGACTGCGATGTTCCTATCTATCAGGAGATCACGCAGGAGTGGCAGGACAGAACCGGCTTCGAGTTGGAAGAAGACCTTATCAAGATGATCTGCCAGAAAGATGTGAACAATTATGTCGAGGTTCCCTTTGAGGGCGACCCCAAAATCAAGGGTGGCGTTCTCGTTCGTGGGATTGCCCCGGCAGGAGCGTTCAACATCAACAACAATGCCTGCGTGGTCGCCAAGGCGGTCAAGGATTATCTGGCCTACGGTGTGCCGGTCGAGGAAACCATCATGCGGTGTGACCGCCTACTGGACTTCCAGTTGGTCGCCAAGGCCGGGAGCAAGTATGGTGACGCTCTCCATGAGGTTGACGGTCAGATGGAGGTCGTACAGAAGGTCAACCGAGTCTATGCCACGGAAGACCATCGGTGCGGCACCCTCTACAAAATCCACCTTGGCACCGGCAATCCCGTCAAGATTGCCGGACTCCCCGCAAAATGTGTCGTGGACAACGACAATCACCTGACGATTGATGTGGTTGACCGTGACTGGTATATCCGGCTGGCACGGCGCTATGTTCGAGATTTTCTCGGAGAGAAGCCGCCCAAGCGGAACACCCGCAGAGTCAATTCCATCAAGAAGAAATTATTAGAAATGTTGGAGGTATAAAACATGGCTACTGCCAAGAAACCCGCCGAGAGTGCGGCGGTGGATTATTCCACCATGAATGTGTTCCAGAAGTTACAGCTTGCCCGTGTGCGCTTCCTCGAAGCCGGCGTGGATAAGAGCGGCAAGCATATGAAGCTCGAATACAAGTATTTCGAGTTGGCGGACATCGTTCCCAAGGCCGAGCAGATTTTCCTTGAAATCGGCCTGATGATGGTTCCGTCCATGTACGGCGACAAGGCGACCGCTCGTGTCTACAATGTCAGCGACCCCGAAGACTACATTGACTTCGTGGCACCGTACACCCCCATCGCTCCTATCGTGTCCAACGCTGGCAATCAGGTCACAAACGAAATGCAGGCGACCGGCAGTTCCATCACCTACATTCGCCGCTACCTGTGGCAGCTCGTCCTTGACATCGTGGAGCATGACAGTATCGACAGCGGTGAGTACGATACCCCTCCCGCTCCTGCCCCTACCACCAAGAAGCCCCCTGTGACCACCGAGGAACGCAAGGAGATCAAGGCGGAGTTGACCGGCGCTCCCGCTGGTGCCGCTTCTGCCGAGAAGGTCACGGAACTGAAAGGTCTGTTGAAGAAGCTGCTGGAAGTTGACGCAGAGCAGGAGTCCTTCGTCCAGACCATCGCCATGAAGACCGAGGGTTTCTCGAAGATCGAAGCCGACAAGTGTGACGCTCTGATCGAGGGCGTAAACAATATGCTGGCTGGCTACGAGATGAAAGCGGCGAAGGAGGGCTAAGGTATGGAATGGCTTGATGGCAACAAAATCCAGATTATCCCTCCCAAGCGTCCGAAGAAGCTGACCGGCACCCGCTTCGCTACTATCCTCGGCCTAAACCCGTGGTCTACGCCGTTCGAGATTTGGTGCGAAGTGACCCGTACCTACCAGAAACCTTTCGAGGACACCATCTACACCCTCGCTGGTAAGACCATCGAACCCAAGCAGGCCGAGTACATGAAGCAGACTTACTTCATGAGCAATCTGGTCACGCCGACCGATATTTGGGGTAAGGACTACTTCAATAAGACCTACGGCGACTTCTTCAAGGAAAGTCCTATCCTCGGCGGCATGTGGGACTACTTGCTCTACGGCAAAGATGGCAAGCCCACCACCGTCCTCGAAATGAAGACCTCCAAGCGTGTCGAGGACTGGAAGGACGATATTCCTGAGTATTACGCTTTGCAGGCGGCGTTGTACGCTTACCTTCTCGGCGTGGACGATGTTATCATGGTCGCTTCCTTCCTCGAACCCAAGGACTACGATGACCCTGAGAAGTTCGTGTGCAGCGGCGAGAATACCATCACTCGCCCCTTCAAGGTGTCCGAGCGGTATCCTGACTTCGAGAAGAAGTATGTGAAGCCTGCCCTGAAATGGTGGAAGGACTTCGTGGAGAGCGGTATTTCCCCCGTCTTTGACGAGCGCAAGGACGCTGAAATCCTGAAAGCCCTCCGCACCAACAACCTGTCCCCGGAAACGGACATGGCGGCGCTGGTCAAGGAAGCCGAAGACCTGAAAGCCAAGCTGGACGCTCACGCCGCTGAGGTAACTGAGGACGAGAAGCGGTACAAGGTCTTGCTCGACATGATTAAGAAAGCCGCAATCGCTCAGTTCCGTGACGGTGACAAGAAGGTGTCTATCGCTGGCTCTGCCTATAATTGGGAGGTCAGCCGTACTTCTACCACGAAGATCGACAAGGACGCTATGAAAGCGGACGGTATTCTGGCGAAGTACACGACCACCGAGGACAGTTACCGCATTTCCCCGAAAATTATCAAGGAGGATTGACCTATGAAGTTTTCCAAGTTCGTGAAGTCCCTCGCCCCTGACGGTGGCGCTATCTATGAGTACATGGGCGAACGCTGGCTGGCTTCCCCGTCCGTACTCATGCTCATTCCCGATGGTATCCGCAGCGTGACCGGGTACAGCAACGAGACAATGCCTGACGGTATCGGTCGCCTGATTTCTCAGATTGGTTGCACCGAGTACGCCACACTGGTCAAGGCGGTCATGCCTGAGCCTGACGGTGCGATCAAAGACTGTATCCGTATCTACGCCACGCAGGACAACACCATGACCTTCCCCATCACCAACGATGACTGGTCGCTGATCGAGAAGTCCGACTTCTGCGAAATCCTGTACGGCTACGATCTGGACAGCGACAAGAGCGTACCGAAAGCCCTGCTGGTTAAGAAGTACGCTATGCTTCCCGATGACGATGATAAGTTGGTCGGTATCATCTTCGCCTGCGAGTACGCAGAGCAGCTCAATTTCTTTACCATGAAGGAGGACAAAAACAATGGCTAAAATCGGACTCACCGAGGGCTTCACCCTCATTCCCGAAGGTACTCATGTCTTTCAGATCACCGATGTGAAGTACAAGGAGGACTTCGGCAAGCTGGAAGTCTATATGCAGACGCAGAACGGCAGCAAGCATATCGAACGCTTCTCTCTGCTGAAATCCGATGGCTCTCCCAACGAGGGTGCCTACAACGCTTTCAGCTACTTCGCCAAGACTGCGCTCGGCAACTTCGACCTGACCGAGATCGACCACACCGACCTGATTGGTCACTTCATCGAGTGCGACATCGAGCATGATGTTCAGGAGAACAAGAAGAAGCCCGGACAGAGCATTACCTTCGTCCGTCTGGCCGATAAGCGCCCCTCTGAGGGCTGGGGCGGCTCTGGCAATACGGTTGCTACCCCCACCACCAAAACCGCTCCTGCGGCTTCTCAGGCGGCTCAGAAGACCGCTCCGAAGTCCCCGATGGATTTGGCAGCTCTCCTTGGCTGATACCGGGTGCGAGGGAGGGCTAAAATAAAACGCTCTCCCTCGCTAATGGTCTGTGGAAAACTATGTTGAAAGTGAGGATAAGCTACAATGGCAGAAGCCTATATTTGTTCGCTCTCCAAGGTTCAGCGCCATGCTGAAATCTGCAAGGAGATCAACAGGCTCTATGAGCAGAAGAACCATGACTACGGTGACAGCTTCCACCAGACCTTCGTTGAGGAAGGAATGGCGATGGCTCGTATCCGTTTGGGCGATAAACTCAGCCGCTTCAAAACCCTCTCCCGTGGTTGTGAGCAGAAGGTCAATGACGAGTCTATCCGGGACACTCTGATTGACCTCGCTAACTACGCCATTATGACGGTGCTGGAAATGGAGGTAGCGGAAGATGTTGCAGATTAAAACCATTCGGAACCGTCTGGACAATCCCACCCTCTTTGACGATGAAGTAAATGCGGCGCTCCGTGATGGGTGGACTCTGAAAAAGAGAACCGTTCTGCGGCCTATCAGCCAGCATGAGTCTACCTACATTCACATGATGTTGTATGCAGAGTTGGAGAAGGAGGTCGCTGACGATGACGCTGAATGATTATCAGAAAGCCGCCGAGCGCACCTCCGGCAACCTGACCTCGTGGGATAAGGTTCGCAACGGCTGTTACGGCCTGAACGGCGAAGCCGGAGAGTGTATCGACATTCTGAAAAAGACCGAGTTTCAGGGTCATGACTTCGACCCGGCGAAGATGGTTGACGAGCTGGGAGATGTTCTCTGGTATGTCGCACAGTTGGCGACCGGCTTGGGCGTGACCCTCGAAGATGTGGCACAGCACAATGTCGATAAGCTGTTGGCTCGATACCCTAATGGGTTCGACAGCGAAAAGAGTATTCACAGAAAGGAGTACGAAAATGCCTAACTGCTTCTCCAAGTCCGAAGTGACCGATTTCCTGAACTTCATGAAGCTGCCTGATGGAACGCCGCTCGTTTCCGATGACATGATGGAGTACCTGATGGCCTACGGTTTCTTCACCGCCCCTGCTTCCACCAAGTACCACGGCAATTATGAGGGCGGGTTGCTGAAACACTCCTACATGGTCACGAAGTTCCTCCTGACGCTGACTCAGGATAACCACCTGATCTGGCGCAAGTCTCGTTCTCCCTACATCGTGGGTATGTTCCATGACCTGTGCAAGATCGACCAGTACCGCCACCAGGCGAGTGATTTGGTCGTAGACGGAATGTTACTCCCTGACCCGTCCAAGTGGGAGTACAACCCCGACACCCTCCTGAAAGGCCACGGCGATAAGTCCGTCATGCTTCTCTCTCAGTTCTACACGCTGACCGAGGAAGAAATCATGTGTATCCGCTACCACATGGGCGCTTTCACCGATAAGTCCGAGTGGAACGACTACACCAGAGCAGTCCACCAGTACTCGAATGTGTTGTGGACACACCAAGCCGATATGCTGGCAAGCCATGTTGCGGGGGTGTAAAGCATGAAGATCATCGAACCTTCTGTGGAGCTTATCAACGCTCCCGATTATAAGACCCTTCTGACCACCATTGAAGCCGCAGGGCGCACCTGTTACAAGTCCGAGGACAAGATCACAGACGGAAGCGCAGAGAAGTTCGTCCGGGGCATTATCAAACGGGGTCACGAAGCAGTCATTGAGCATGGCTCTCTCTCAGTTCGCTTCACCTGTGATCGGGGCGTGAGCCACGAGATCGTCCGCCACCGTCTGGCGGCGTTCTGTCAGGAGTCCACTCGATACTGCAACTACGGTAAGGAGGGCTTCGGCGGAGAGATTACGGTCATTCGCCCCTCGACCTTCACCAAGGCTGACTCACCCTACCGTATTTGGAAGCGGTCGTGTGAACACGCCGAGGTCGCCTACTTCGACCTGTTGAACGAAGGTTGCACCCCGCAGGAAGCCCGTTCCGTTCTTCCGAACAGCTTGAAGACCGAGGTGGTCATGACCGCTGACCTTCGAGAATGGCGGCATTTCCTGAGACTGCGGTGTGCTGCGGCGGCTCACCCCGACATGCGGGTCGTTGCGAATATGCTCCTGACCCTGCTGAAACAGACCTACCCCGTTTTCTTTGAGGACATTGAGGTATGAGGGTCAAGAAAGCTGGCGGCAAGGTGTTTGGTGCGGTTCTGACCTCTGCCGAGAAGAAAGCGATGGACATGGAGATCAATCGTCAGATCGTGGAAGCCGACAGGCGGTACACCGATGACATTGACGCTATGGTGCTTTACACCCTGAGAGTCCATCTTGGCTTCGGCAAGAAGCGCCTGCGGAAGTTCTATGACGCTTTCTCTGCCGAGCATGACCGCCTTATCCAGTATTATCAAATGCCGGACGATTACACATGGCTCTGTAAGGAGATGTTGAAGCGTATCGGTGTTGATGTTGAAGCGTGGAACCGTGAAAGGAGAGAACCCTATGAAGCTGAAAAGCATTAACGGCAAGGTGCCGTATATCATGGCTGCCGGAAAGGACTTCGTGAAAGACGAAATGTCGCTGGCGGCGGCAGAGCAGATTTGCTCTCGTGGAACGCAGACCACCAGTAAGCGTTTTCCCGATTTCCCCATCTGCGTAGACGATAAGTTCTATTTTGTTGGCACCTCGACAAAGCCCAAGTCCAGCAAAGCCAAGGCCACTTGCGAGGGCTGAGATTTTCAATCTTCCTGTGGTTCGTCACCATTGTCACCGTCCTCTGTCTGAAACTACCCACGGTTGAGGTCGAAGAACCTTCTCCCATTGTCGAGGTGGTAGAGGTAGTCACCCCGGAGCCAGAGCCGGAGGTGGCACCTCAGCCGTGGACAGACGAGGAAGTGGTGCTGCTGGCGAAAATGCTATGGGGAGAAGCCAGAGGGGTCAGCTCCGATACCGAGAAAGCCGCTTGTGTGTGGTGCGCTCTCAACCGTGTCGATCAGGGCTACGGAGATATAACGATAGTTGTAACTGCCCCTCGTCAGTTTGTCGGATATACGGAGAGTAATCCTGTTGACGATGATCTGAAAGCTCTCTGTGAAGATGTGTTGTCCCGCTGGTACGCAGAGAGAGAAGGTCAGGTTGAGGTCGGTCGTGTCCTCCCTGCTGATTACCTGTGGTTCTCCGGCGATGGCAAGAGAAACCACTTCCGCAACGCCCACCGTGGCGGCGATAGATGGGATTGGTCGTTACCAAGCCCGTATGAAAGCTGAGGTAAGCCTATGAGTAAAAGACTCGATTTAGCCGATGTGCGATTTGGGAAATTGGTCGGCATTAAACCTCGTTCCGATCTTTCGCACAGCAATAATATGGTGTGGGAGTTCCAATGTGACTGCGGTGCCATTGTGTTTCGGGATACTGGTCATATCAAACGATCTAAGTATCCGTCCTGCGGTTGTTTTAAGAAGGAAGCAATTTCCTTAGCGAATGGAACCCATCACCAATCACACTCTCGCTTGTGGAACATTCATCGTGCGATGAAGCAGCGTTGCCAAAACCCTAATGACAGAGCTTATGAGCGATATGGCGGCAGAGGGATAACCTTGTGCGATGAATGGCAGCATTTTGAGCCGTTCCGAGCGTGGGCGTTATCAAACGGTTATTCCGATAGCTTGACTATTGACCGTATAGATAATGACAAAGGTTACTCTCCTGATAACTGTCGTTGGGCTACGCCGAAAGAGCAAGCCAACAACCGAAGACCGAGAGGTAGCCGCTATGTATGAGAAAATACCGCAGGACTTGAGAGAGAAACGCTGTTGGGTCAATGTGTGGAATACCTCAAAAGTACCCATGCAAAGCACCGTGCGAAAAGCCGCTTCGGCTTCTGACCCGAATACATGGTCTACCTTCGAGGACGCTGTTTCCGCTGTCGAGCAGGGTGTATATGACGGTATCGGTTATGTGTTCTGTGATGACGGTTTAGTTGGCATTGACATTGATGATGGCTTCGCTGATGGGCTTCTGAACCCGCTGGCGGCAGACATTATCAGTCATTGTCAATCCTACACCGAGAAGTCCCGAAGTGGGAGAGGGGTTCACATTCTCGTCCGTGGAGAGCTGCCCTTCAAGGGTAAGAACAACCGTGCCGCCGTGGAAATTTACAAGAGCAACCGCTACTTCATCATGACCGGCAAGGTTCTGATCTTCAAGGAGATTGCTGACAATCAGTCAGCGATTGACTATGTGATCGAGAAGTATTTCCCCGACACACCGAAGGAAAGCAATTCCGACACGGTCGCCCCTCAGCGTATCTATTCCCCCATCTACCGCCGCCCTGAAAACGGCAAGCTGAACTTGAAGCCTGAATACCCGCCTATCACACCGGGAAGCCGGAACCTCAGCCTGACTTCTCTGGCGGGTCAGCTTCACAACCAAGGATATACCAAAGCAGAGATTTACAAAGAACTGCTGTATGCCAATCAACAGGCTTGCAAGCCGCCGCTCCCTCAGTCCGAGGTCGAGTTGATTGTCAATTCCGTTACAAGGTACAGGAGGTAACTATGAAACCCTATCAGCGTGGCGATGTTGTTGTCATTGATGTTCCTCTGCCTGCCAGCGGTCATGTTCAGGCCGGTAAGCGTCCGTGGGTGGTCGTGCAGAATAACGTTGGCAATCGGTTCTCGCCTACCACCATTGTCGTTCCCCTGACTACCAAGTTCAAGCGGCTGGAAATGCCGACCCATGTTGCGGTCACTTGGGGTAGTTTACAGCCGAGCATGGTCGAGTGCGAACAGGTTCGAGTCATTGATGTGACCGAAGACTGGAAGTACATTTGCACTCTGCCGCCTGAGATCATGCGCCATGTGGACACCGCTTTGAAGAACGCTTTCTTCTATGGGGGGGGGTGTAGACGATGGAAACTGAAAAGAAAATCTGCCCGTTGTCTATGAGCTGCCCCGAAGACATTCCCCTCTGCTCCTGCCAGAAACAGCGGTGTGCGTGGTGGGATGAAGACTCTCAGGACTGTGCCGCCGTTGTGCTGGCGAGAGCGATGAAGAAAAGGAAGTGAACCCATGCTTTACAATTTCAACGGAACCCTTCTCAATGTCGCAGACATTGTGACCGTCTCAACCAGTAAAGGCCAGCGAGCGGAATACCCCTTTGTTCTCACGGTTGCCATGAGAAACGGTCAGCAATTCGCTGTCAGCTACCGCAACGAGGTTGACCGCATACGGGAAGTCAACGAGATTGCACGAGCCTTTGACCGCTCTGTGGTCAACCCCGTCACCCACTACGAGGTTGAGTCCATCGTAGAGAAATACATTAAGAAGGTCAGAGCCGACCTTCAACCCCTGAAAAAGTTCGCAAAGGAGAGTGCTGAAAATGGCTGATGAAATTATGACTGCCAGCGAAGAAGGTCAGGAGCTTTTTCAGCTCTCCAACGGTCGCTATATCATGGACGAAGCGCAGTCCCGTGTGATGTTCCAAATCAAGGAAGCACAGCCTGAGCATAGCCACCCGATCAGCGGCACGGGGTATTCGTGGGACGAGTCCGGCATGGCAGAGTTATTCTCCGAGTGTTATAAGAACGACACCCGCTACTGCCCCGAAGCGAAAAGCTGGTTCACCTACTCCGAGGGTGCATGGCGTAAGGACACAGGTTCTCTACTGGTGGCTGAGAAAATCAAGGAGTTCTGCCGCCTGATGGCTCTGTACTGCGGAGAGATTGCCAACGAGGAACGCCGCAGCGAGTACATGAAGTTCATCGTAAAGATGGGCGACCGCCGCTTCCGTGACCGGCTGATGAAAGACGCCGCCAGCGTTCTCCCCATCGCTTCGGCGGAGTTTGACGCAAATCCCTACCTTATCAACTGCAAGAATGGCACCTTCGACCTCGAAAAGATGGAGTTCCGGGAGCATGACTGGCGTGACTTCCTGACCATGCAGACCAACTTCAACTACACCTTGCAGGACGCACGGTGCCGCCGCTGGGAGAAGTTTATTGCCGAAGTCACCTGTAATGACGAGGACAAGGCCGACTATCTGCAAAAGGCGCTGGGGTACTCCATGTTGGGCATGGCGAACGAGGAATGTATGTTCATTCTCCACGGTAAAACCACCCGCAACGGCAAGTCCACCATGCTCTCGGCAATTCACCACCTTCTCGGTGATTATGCGTCCGTCTCCCCTGTGTCGATCATCTGCAAAGCCGAGCGGTCAAAGAACGCCGAAGCAGCGAACCCCATGCTGGCTTCCCTGAAAGGCAAGCGGTTCGTCACGATGGCTGAGAGCAACCAGTACGGCAAACTGGACGAGGAAACCATCAAGCAGCTCACAGGCGGCGAGGAAATCAAGGCTCGGAACCTTTACGAGACTGCCACGACCTTCCTGCCGCAGTTCACCCTTTGGCTTTCGTGCAACGACCTCCCCACCGTCAGCGATAAATCCCTGTTCGCTTCTGACCGTGTGCGGGTCATCGAGTTCAACCGCCATTTCACCGAAGCGGAGCAGGACAAGAACCTGAAAAATGAGTTCCAGACGCAGGAAGCCATGCAGGGCATTTTTGCTTGGCTGGTCGCTGGGTACTTCAAGTACAAGCGGTTCGGCCTGAAAATGTCCCCTGCCATGCGGAAGGTGGTCAATCAGTACGAGCGTGACAACGACCTGTGTTTGCAGTTCCTCGAAGAACGCTGTGAGCAGGCCGAGGGAGTCAACACCCGCTCGAAGTCCCTGTTTGACGCATACAAGATTTGGTGCAAATCCAACGGGTACTTCGCCTGTTCCGCCAAGAGGTTCAATGCCGACATGGAAGCTCACCCTGAGTGGCACGGTGGCAAGGTCGTGTATCAGGGCTATCCCGTCTACAAGAACCTCAGACTGAAAGGAGCGTCCTGATGAACCATTCGTGCAATTCTATCCTCTGCCGTTTCGGTATCCACACGGCAGACCCGTATGTTCACATTCAGGTCAAGTGCCGTAATGGTTCTCACCGTTGGCAGAGCAATTATGAAATCTGCAAGCGGTGTGGCAAACGCCTGAGAAAAATCCGCATTGTGAAGGAGCGTCCGTGATGAAGTGGAAAAGAATTAAGTGTTTCTTGACTGGCGGACACCACCTGTACGACAAAAACCTTCAAGTCATTCACGACACGCAGGGGTGTCACTTCGTCAACTACTGCGTGAAGTGCGGCAAGGTGTTACTGCGTTCATGTCGGAAGCCGAACTGAATAACCTGATCGACCGAGACATTGAGCAGTTCAGAAAGGAGCGTTCCTGATGGCACTTGTGTTGACCAACGGCAAAATCAGCGTGGGTGCGTACCGTATCTCCAACCGCAAGCGGATTGTGCTCTGCGTTGAACAGAGAGGTATGCTCAACATCTGCGGGTATTTCACCAGCAAGGAACAGGCTGAGTTTTGTATGCACAAAATCGCTGAAATCCTTGGGAGAGAGGTTGAAAACCCTCCCGACCATAAGGGGGTGACAGTATGATTGCCACCAATGAAGAACTCGCTCTGCTGGAAAAATGGAAGCGGAAACTCTGCTTACAGGAGTGGCGGATAAAGCTGTTGACCCACCTTCGCCCGGAGGAAATGACAATACCCGGCACCGCCGCTGGCTGTACCGAATGGTCGGAAGCCAATAAGACTGCTCGTATCGAGATCATCAACCCTGCCTGCTACGGTGAACGCATTGTGCCGTTCAATTTTGAAAAGACGCTGATTCACGAACTCTTACACCTGAAAATGACCTTCTGGTGCCAGAACGATGACGATGTGAGCGACCGGCTCATGCACCAAATCATTGATGATCTGGCGAGGGCGTTCACGGAGGTAGACAGCGATGAAGACTGAGAAGAAGAACCTCCGCCGCATTTCCATCGTGGTCACAGCACAGACCAAGGGCAACCTTGAACGGCTGGCGGCGGTCTGCGGCTACTCGGAGATCGGTCG